AGAAAACCTATAACGTGGTAACGTCAATCCCACGAAAAAAATGATTGACCCTTTTTGTTCTTTGTGAGAATGAAGAAATGAAAAATAAAGTGATTGAGATAACAAATCAAGTGGGTAAAAGACTTAAAATGGAGTTTGAGATAGATGAATATACAAAACTCATTCAAAAAGATGTAAATAACTACATTGCAGTTAAGAAAAATGGGGAACTGGAATGTAAAGGAGCAATGGTTAAATTCAATAAACCAATTGATAATGATTTGCCGATTTTGAATGATGCTGTTAGAAATTATCTAGCATATGATATTCCAGTTGAGCAAACTATAAATGAATGTGAAGAGTACATAAAATTTCAAAAAGTTATTAAATTATCTGCAAAATACAAAGAAATATGGTATGGAAATGGAGTATCAGGAAAAGACAACAAAATCACATCCATAAATGGAGAACTTTTAAAAGGTAAAGTACATAGAGTATTTGCTAGTAAACGACAATTAGATGGATCTATTTACAAAATGAAGATTGAAAAAGGTGTTAAATCTTATGAACAGTTTGCAAATACACCTACTCATTTATTTATTGACAATGAAGATGTACATGATAAATCAATTCCTGAGTATTTGGATAAAGAATATTATATCAATGAAGCAAAGAAAAGAATTGATATGTTCCTAACTAAAGATGAAGAAAAGATAGATGAAACTCCATATATATTATTTGATTGTATGAATCAGAGTTCAACATTTTATGAATTTCTTAAAAAATGCTTAGAGAAAAAAATAACAAAGAAAGTTTTAGAACAATATTTAATTGCTGATTGTTGTAATATATATGGAAAAACAAAGAAACTATTGACATTTAGAGATTATTTTATGATTCTGAATGGAAAAGATAAAATGACTCTAAATACACTAAACAAGAAAATAAAAGATGATAATGTAAAAAATATTATCATATCTAATTCTGAAATATCTAAATCTGGAAAATCTTATAACAATATCAATTATGAGAAATCTTTATTAGAAATTTTCAATATTATCCCAAATGAGAATATAAATCCATACGAAATAATGACTATGCAAATAAATAAATTTGATTCCGTTAGGTATATTGATCCATTGCTGAAAAATGATATGTGGTTTGTATTAAATACAAGAAACGTAATTGCTCCTAATTTAATAATATATAACATTAAAAATGGAGAAATACAATATAGAAAGGTAGACAAGAAGATATTTAAAATACTACCTTTGCAAGATGGCGATATTATTGAAATTAAAAATTCTAAAAAGGAATTTGCAAAAAAGATTATTGGAAAGGATGAAGAAGGCAGAAACATAATCGCTGCTGATATAGATAAAGAATTGGATATCATAACACAATATGAGATTTTGTATAGAAACTATGGAAAGGGAAAATCCCTAATTGTTGATAGTGAGGACAATTAATGGAAGAGAAAATTTTAAAATTTGAATGTGCTTTGGATAGAATTATCTATCCAAAGTATAGTAAAAAAGTACAATCTGGTGACTTTGCAATATTCAGCATGAGAATAATAAAATGGATAGATAATAAAATTGATGAAATCGAAACCATTAAATTAAAAGGAACAACATGTACGCTTGAATATGGAACTACATATAAAGTATTTTGCAAATTAGCAGAAACTCATGAAATATATGGAGATACATATGGATTGATTTATATTAGTAAATGTATTGATATTTCAAGTAAGGATAAACAAAAAGAGTTTTTGAAAAATGTTTTGAATGAAAATTTAGTAGAAAAACTTTTCGATGAATATGATGATGTCATTAAATTACTTGAAAATAGAGATGTTAAATCTTTAATGAAAATCAAAGGAATTGGGAATCAAGTAGCTTTAAGAATGATTGATGAATATGAGGAATCTAAAGATTATAGTTCTATTTATATGGAATTAGGTCAGTTAGGATTCACACATACATTTATCAAAAAGCTTGTAGATTTTTATAAATCACCAGATACAGTGATTGATATTGTCAAAAACAATCCATATGATTTGTTGAGAGTTGAAGGTATCGGTTTTAAAAAGGCTGATGAAGTAGCTTGTAAAGTTGGAATAACTCAATATGATATTAGAAGAATCAAAGGATTTTTATTATACTATTTAAATGATCAAGGAGAAGCAGGAAGAAGCTATTTGAATTATCAAGATTTAATGAAAGCCTTATATGATACATTAGGTTTTATACCAGAAGAAATAATAAATGCTACAGCAAAACAAATGATTGATAATAAAGATGTGGTTGTACTTGATAATGGTTCTAAGATAGCATTAAAAAAATTCTACGATTTGGAGAAAAATATAATGAACGAATTGTTTAGACTCCAAATTGGACTTGTGAAAGTAGTAGAAAATGATTCAAACAAAGTTAATAGTATTCATGATGATTATATCCCTAGATCATTCAATATAGGAAATTGGGAAACAATTACAGAAAATGTAGAAGAAAAACAAGGATTCATGTTTACTGATGAACAAAGAGCAGCAATTAAGCTTAGTCTAGATAATCATGTTATGGCTTTAACTGGTGGAGCAGGCGTTGGTAAAACGTCAACAGCAAATGGAATATGTTCATTATACAGTGGGTATAGTATTTTGGCTTGTGCGTTATCAGGAAAAGCTAGTGTAAGAATTACCGAAGCTACGGGACTTCCAGCTAGTACAATTCATAGAGCTTTAGGATATCAAAATGGTGAATTTATGTTCAACAAAGAGAATAAATTAGCAGTTGATATTGTTTTGATTGATGAAGCAACTATGATTAATGGTACATTATTCTTATCATTATTGGAAGCTATTCCAACAGGTGCAAAAGTAATTATCATGGGTGATGTACAACAGCTTACACCTATTGGTAATTGTCAAGTATTTGCTGATATTCTTGATAGTAATGTTTTACCAGTAGTGAAATTAAGTAAACCACATAGACAAGCTTTGAGAAGTGGTATTATTCCAACTTCAATTAAAATTGCAAATCAACAACAAATCTTTGATGGAAATTATACAGGAAATACAGTTATTGGAGAATTAAAAGATATGGAGTTTGACATTTCTGGAAAAAGAAATGAAGAATCTATATCAGATAAAATCATAAAACATTTTCAAATAGAATTAGAAAAATTTCACGACGTTATGGAAGTTCAAGTGTGTGTTCCTATGAGATTGCGTGGAGAATTATCCTGTTATAATCTAAATTCTAAAATTCAATCCATTTACAACCCCAAATTAAGTAATTGCAATGAAATTGAAATTTTCTTAGAAAAGAAAAATGACGAAGCAAAAAAATATATTATTAGAGTAGGAGATAAGGTTATTAATACAAAAAACAATTACAAGTGTATTAATTCAGAAGGTGATACAACTCCTGTATTCAATGGAAACATGGGAATTGTAAAAGAAATTGAAAAGAATGGAATGTGTACAATAGATTTTATTGGTGTTGGAGAAGTATTATTTACAAAATCCGATTGTAAAAATCTTGAGCTAGGGTATGCGTGTACCGTACATAAACTTCAAGGATCTGGATTCTGTTCAACAATTGTTGGATTAGATAATAGCAGCTACATAATGAATAATTCAGAATTACTTTATACTGCAATTACCAGAGCTAAAAAATATTGTATTCTTGTTGCAAATAATTATGCTGTTGTAAAAGCTATTCAAACAAAAGAAGTTAAAACCAAACAAACATTTTTAAAAGATATGTTACTTGAAAATGCAAAAAGATTAAAAGAAAAGGAGAATTAATATATGTCAAGTATTTATGAACTCACAGGAGAATATCTGGAACTTATGAATATGTTAGAAGATGAGGAAGTTGATGAGCAAACAATCATTGACACACTTGAAGCATTGGACGGAGAAATCGAAAATAAAGCAGATAACTACGCTAAGATTATTCGATCTCTTGAATCTGATATTGATGGGATTTCAAAAGAGAATGATAGATTAACGGCAAGAAAGAAAACATATGAAAATAGAATCAAGTGGTTAAAACAAAATCTTGAAATGTGCATGAGAACAATTGGAAAGAAGAAATTTACAACAGATTTATTCTCATTTAATATTCAGAAAAATGGTGGGAAGCGTAAACTCACAATTGATGTTGATGTAGAAAATATTCCAGAGGAATATAGAATTAAACAACCTGATGCTGTTGATGGAGAAAAGCTGAGAGATTATTTAAAGGAAAATGGGCTAGAAGGACAAGATGGATCACTTAATTGTGAATGGTGTCATTTAGAACCACAGAGAGAAAGTTTGAGAATTAGATAATTCTTATTTTATAAAGTTTAAAGGAGTATAAGATATGACATTCGATAATTTATTTGATTTACAACCTAATGTTATGCTAGCAGATTTAATTCAATTATTCTTAATGGGATATGATGATAAAATTTATGTAAATGTGGTTATACATGAAGCAAACTTAAAAGAACCAATTGAATTATCTGAGGTAAGAATTATAGATAGTGCTTTGAAACCGTATTATGAATATAAAATAACATATTTAGAGGATTCATATTATGAAACTCCTGGAAGTATGATGACAATAAATCTAATAAAAGAAGCTAACTAAATGAAAGCAGAATTTCATGGCAAAAACAATGCTATATATAGTGTATTAAACTAAAATAAACACTATATATAGTATATAAGAAAAGAGGTGAACAACTATTATTCCAGAAAAATGTAATAAGTGTGGATGTGAGGAGTTTTACACAAAAGAAAGTGGTACACAGACAGGACTGTATTGTAAAAAATGCAACAAATGGATTAAATGGTTGAGTAAGAAAGAAGTAGCCAACTTCAATAAGTGCAACGTTGCTGATATACAGCTTGATACAAATGGTAACATTCATGGCAAATTAATTCCTTCTATTGAAGATCGTTTATGGAGATTTGTAGATTTTCTTGATAAGAAAATTAATGAAGAATTAGAAAGAAAACCATTGTCCCAATCTGATTCTATTGCAAAATGTTCATATTCGCTTGCATTAGAAAGAGATAAAAATGCACTAATTAATATTCTTAATGGTAGAGAATTTCATGATATGGGAGAATAAATATGTATAGTAAAGAAAATCTATTAAAACTTAAAGTAATTAACTGTAAAAACTATATTTACATAGCAGATGAAGATTATTATGGAGTTACAGACTTAACTAGATACTTATTTGATGGTGAAGTACCAGAGAAAACAAATAAAGATAGATGGTTTAAACTTAATAGTATTCCTAAAGTTGTAGCAGCAAAGCAAGAAGATAAACGTATTAATGTTAGGTATGACAAGAGCAGATTTATTACTTGTGAATGATATTCGTAACATTCTTGCAAATGGAACAAAAGACGAAAATCCTCGTCCTAAATATGAAGATGGCACACTAGCTTATACATATTTTGTGAATCATGTTGTGAGAACTTACAATCTTCAAACTGAATTTCCAATTTGTACATTACGTCCTATTGCGTGGAAAAGTGCGATTAGAGAAATTTTTACCATTTATCAAAAGCCTACAAATGTAATTTCTGAGATGGAAGATATGGGTGTAAGATGGTGGAACGACTGGAATATTGGTGACGGAACAATTGGTCATAGATACGGATATACAGTAAAAAAATATGATCTAATTAATAATCTAATTAATGATATTAAAACTAATCCATACGGAAGAAGAAAAATCATATCGCTATGGCAAGAAAATGATCTGAGAGAAACTGACGGACTTGCGCCATGTGCATTCCTTACTATTTGGAATGTAAGGGGTGAATATCTTGATATGTGTCTTATTCAGAGAAGTGGAGATATGATTACTGCTAGTGGAGCAGGTGGTGTTAATGAAGTACAATACGCTTGTTTACATATGATGATTGCAAAAGCAACAGGATATAAAGCAGGTAAATTTACACACTTCGTAGCGAATGAGCAGATTTATGATCGTCACATTGATGCTGCGAATGAACTTATTAATAGAGCGAATGCACAAAAACTAGATTTATCTACATCTAATGGACATTATGATTATGAATTTGAACCAGTCAAAATGAATTTTAATCCTAAGTCTAATAATTTCTATGATTTCTCAATCGAAGATTTTTCCCTTGAAAATTATAATCCAATTAAACCACAACTTAAACTTGAATTGGGAGTATAAATATGATTGGAACTATTGAATCACCATCAAAAATAAAAAATGGAACTTTATTAAAACTCGGAAGTAATAAATACGTATTAACAATTAAAGTAGACAAACATTTAAATTGGTTTCAGAAAAGAATGTATAAAATTTGTTTCGGAATAATTGCAACCGATTATACAGAAGAATAGGAGGGTGATTATTATACATACAGTATATTGTGTATTGGGAAGAACATCTTCGGGTAAATCAACCATTACCCAAAAAACAGCGAATAATCTGAACATGAAAGTATTAAAATCGTATACTACTCGACAAAGAAGAGAGAACGAAACAGATGAGAATTGCGATCATATATTTATCTCTTCCAATGAAGTAGAAAAATATCGTAATGATATGATTGCTTATACGGAACGTGTAAATTATTGCAGCTTTGCAACGAAACAACAAATCTTAGATAATGATTTCTACATTATCAATCCCACTGGATATTATGAATTAAAACTTAAAACAAAAGGAATGGATGTTCATTTAGTTACTATTATGGTTAATGTTCCATTCAGTGAGCTGCGAAAAAGAGCAAAGAAACGTGGAGATTTTTCTACATGGGAAGCTAATTATAAAAAAGAAAGTGAAGAATTTACAATATTTGAAAAGTCTAATCTGATTGATTATTTTGTGTTAAACGATGGGAATATCGAAGAATCAATTAAAAAAATGGAGAATATTATCAAAAAGGATAAATCTAAACGAGGTGTCACAACAGATGAGAACTGATATTAAAACTCTTTATATTGATTTTGATGGAACATTGGTTAATACAATTGAATCTATTGTTGGTTTATATAATGAGGATTTTAAGTATTATAAAAATTTTAATTATATAAGATGGTGGGATATTGATACTTGGGGGTTTGAAGAATGTAATTGTGCGCCACCTGGATATATTGATTTATATTTCAATCAGCCTAGATTCTTTGAAAAATTGAAATTTATGCAATGGGCGCAATGGGCGGTTAAGAAATTATCTCAATATTACACTATCAAGATTGTTTCTCATGGATATTCACCAAATCTTAAACAGAAAGAATCATATATTAAAGAATGGTTTCCATTTGCAGAATTTATTGGTGTAAATCTTAAAGAATACTCTGATAAAGCACATATAGATATGAGTGATGGTTTATTCATTGATGATAGTGCAAAAAATCTTATTACATCAAACGCAAAAGAAAATATTTGCTTTGGGGAGATATATAGTTGGAATAAAGAATGGACAGGTAAAAGAATGAATAATTGGTACGAAATTCAACAATATTTGTTAGAAGAAAGGATGGAAATTTGAAGAAGTGATTATAAGTAGCGGAGAACTAATTAGAGAGCTACGGAGAGAAATGGATGATTTTATCACCGTAGAAATTGAGGGGAAAGAATATGTAATAGATATGATTACACGAAGAAAAAATTACACCGAAGCGGCAACATCACATTTATGTTTAAAGTGTCGTAATGGTGGAACAGGAGAGATAAGAAGATGAAAAAAGATGGAGAAATTTTAGGTGTAAATGCTGATACTATTCAACCAGCACATATTTTTTCTGATGATGAAAGAAAAATTCTCATCGAACTAATTTGTGAAAAGCAAACACAAAAGATCATTAAAGATCCAATGTGTTATACGTTACGTAAATATCAGCTTTTGGAGAAGCTAAAAGTGAAAATCAAAGACATGTGAGGTGGTGCTATATGAGTGTGGCAATTGCTGTAATTGCGTTATTTGTTATCATATGCGTACTTGTAGTTGCATATGTGTGTCTGTGTCTTATGACTTCAAGTAAAGATGCAGATGAAGTTGAAAGAAGATTATTTAATGAAAAATTTAATAAGGATAAAGGAGATAAGGAATGACAGTACAAGAATGGTTAGGAAAAGAGAATAAATTAGGACAAGATATTTGGGAAAGAAAATATAGATGCGACAATGAATCTTTTGATGAATGGGTTGAACGAATTTCGGGTGGAAATCTAACTATTGCTCAACTAATTGTTGATAAAAAATTCTTATTTGGTGGTAGAATCCTTGCGAATAGAGGACTAGAGAATAAGGGACGAAAAATTAGTCTTAGTAATTGTTATGTTATTGAACCACCAGAAGATAATATTGAAAGTATTTTTGATTGTGCTAAAAAACTGGCTCGTACATATAGCTATGGTGGCGGTTGTGGCGTAGATATCAGTAAATTATCTCCTAGAGGTGCTAAAGTAAATAATGCAGCAAAAGAAACAACTGGTTCAGTATCATTTATGGATTTATATTCTATGGTTACTGGACTGATCGGACAATCTGGACGTAGAGGGGCTTTGATGCTCAGTTTATCTTGCGATCATCCAGATTTGGAAGAATTTATTGGAATTAAATCAGACCTTGATAGAGTTACCAAAGCAAATATCTCTATTAGAATTACAGATAAATTTATGGTTGCTGTAAAGAATAGAACTTCATTTACTCTATCGTTTACTAGACTAGAAACAGGAGAAACAATCACTAAAGAAGTAGATGCATATGAAATGTTCCATAAAATGTGTGAAATGAACTGGGATTATGCTGAACCTGGAATGCTTTTCTGGGATAGAATTAATAATTGGAATTTACTTAGTTGTGATGATGAATTTGAATATGCAGGAACAAATCCTTGTGCCGAAGAACCTCTTCCAGCGGGCGGATCGTGTTTGTTAGGTAGTATTAATTTGTCTGAATTTGTTTGTGATACTGGATTTGACTTTGATGATTTTAAATATTGTGTAAAAGAATCTGTTATCGCATTGAACGAAGTATTAGATGAAGGGCTACCGCTTCACCCGCTGAAAGAACAAAGAGAATCTGTATATGATTGGAGACAGATTGGACTTGGAATCTTTGGACTTGCTGATTTACTTATTAAATTAGGTATTAAATATGGAAGTCCAGAAGCGATTGATTTATGTGATATGATCGGACATATTATGTCAGATACAGCAATTAAAACATCAGCCTTACTAGCAAAAGATCATGGTGTGTACCCAAAGTACAAACCAGAAGCTATTGAACAATCTGCGTTTTATAGCAAAAATGCTTTAGGGGAAACAAAAGAATTAGTTTCTTCATTCGGTCTTAGAAATTCACAATTACTTACTATTGCACCAACTGGTAGCTTATCTACAATGCTTATAAAAAAGTAGTTAAAGCATATAACAAACTCATGAGCAACATGAAAGATATCTTTGAGGAAATTGAAGATGAAAACTATTGAAAACGGTAGCGTTGTTTATTATACAAGAGTGTTCCCGAACACAGGTACATATGATTTGTGCGAATTAAGAGTTAGAACAGTTATGGATAATTGGTTCTGTGGAGTAGACAAAAAAGATAAACGTGCTTATCTCATAAGCTTCAATGAGATTGATGAAAATGTTTTTGAGGATCGTAAAATTGCTCTTAAAAGGATTCATAATGCAGAACAAAAATATCCACAAGTAAGTGGAGAAACATACTATGAGGAATATTAAAATGCTTAAATATTATATACCAACAACGGAAGTGCATATCAATACTATTGAGCCATTTCATATAAATTTGTATGCACATAAAATATGTGAGAATCATCCGAACACAGATGTAATCAAAATCAATTGGGAGAATATAGAAAAAGAAATTTATAAATTTGATCCATGGTTTATATTTCCGTTTGGAATTACAAAGCGAAGAAAAGGATTACAATTGTTCTTTTGGGATGATATGTTTACAAATATTAAGCAATGGAAAGATGATTTAGACATAGAAATTAAAACTACTTGGCAAGAATATAAACCTACAATTAATGAACTTTTAAACTTTCGTGATGGTGATAAAGCTATTCAATATCTTGTTGAGCGTGGACTTAACACAAATTCATTAATGAAATAATTATAACAAATTACATATACAAAGGAGATTTCTAATATGGCAAAGAGAGTTGCAAAATTTGAGAAAATTACATACGGACAGTTTGAAAAAGATTGGATTGATACATTTAATGTACCAGAACTTGATACAGCAACTAAGAGAGAAATTGAAAGCATTTATGAAGTAATTAATCTTCCAGCAAGAGCAACAAAATTTAGTGCAGGATATGACTTCGTAAGTCCTCTGACATTCACACTTAACCCTGGCGAAACTATTAAAATTCCAACTGGAATCCGTTGCGGAATGAATACAGATTGGGTACTTATGATCTATCCTAGAAGTGGACTTGGATTTAAGTATCAAATCTGTCTAGCAAATACAATTGGTGTGGTGGACGCAGATTATTACTTTAGTAATAACGAAGGACATATCTTTGTTAAGCTTGTTAATAGAGGTGATAAATCAGTACATATTAATTTAGGTGATGCATTTGCTCAAGGAATCTTTATGGAGTATGGAATCACGGAAGATGATCGTGTAGAAACCTTTCGTAATGGTGGATTTGGCAGCACAGATAAGAATAAATAAGAAGTCGTTGAAATTTTCACTTGCTAAAGTCGTGTAGTTCTATTATAATGTAGTCGATCGAGATTTTTACTATGTTATAGGGCAACACCAATTAGCTTGAAAATATTGCCCCAAATATAAAATAGATCTTGATTAATGCAAAGCATTGT